GTAGTGGATAGGGGAATCAAACGCCCGAAAACCGTCGAAATTCGTTACTGATTTTCAATAATATACGAATCTACAAAGTAGTTAAAAACCTTATTTTTGTCCCGTTTCTGTCCCGGGGCAAGTCAAGATTCTGGTAAATTCAGAACCTCTTTTTTTATATATACACGACCAACCCAAGACATATAACCACAATCATAGTTTTTTTCTATACTGCCGATCACATCAACTTCATCAACGCCGGCTTCTTGCATTGCCTCGTATATTTCCTCATTCTCAGGTACAGGAATATATCCAACACACCGCCCATTCTCATTAAACACACCAATTGCCAAGTCGTCGTGCTTATTTTTCTTATCATGTTTCAGCGTGCCACAATAAAAACTTTCAAGTTCTTGGTGAGATAATTTACGGTACTTCATACCAACAATCGGATATTCCCAATATAATTGCGATGAAGACGCCGCCGCTTCTACGTGAGAATGGGCATTAAACGAGTCCCACGCACGATCATACCGCTCTTTCGCTTGGGGATCAACTTTCCCCGACGTTTTAGCCTTTGTTGAATTAATGGATATAAAAAACCCCACAATTCCAATAACGGCAACAATACAGAAAATAACTCCCATCAATATTTAGGTATAACTTTTTCCACTAACCCGAAGCAGATTATCCGACATCGGCACATCCGGCATCTTCGGCCGGCCGGACACCGACAGACTCCACCGGAAAGGTTAGGCGATCAATCGTCCGGTGCTGCTCGGTTATTAATTTCTGCTGATCGGCTATCGTCCCCTGCTGGGAACAAACCGTGTCGATAAGCTGCGACATTTTATCGAAAACCTCGCGGGACATACTAACATCACCATTTGTTAAAGTGGTTTCTTGGTCTTTTTTTTCCTCTGGAATTCTATACTTCCCATCCGCTTTTATTTTACTTATAAAATCTTCTGGGACTTTACTCAATCCTCGTTCAATCTGCGAAATAAAGGCTTGCGCACATCCTAAATAGGCCGCTGCGTCACTTTGTTTCAAATTATTTATTTTCCTAAACTCCTTAAAATCAAACATATCAAATTTATTTTAAATCTTTTTGGAATAAAACTTGTATATAAGTTTTATATAACTTATATTTGCATTTGTAATCACAAACGTAACGCACTTGTAATTACAAATGTACTAAAAATTTAACCAAAAAACTCAACTCTATGTACACAAGTATTGAGAAGGCCCAAACCTATACGCCGGTGTTCCCGGACGTTACGAAGGCCAAAAAGAACATCGCCGGCAAGGCCCGCCGGATTATGACCGTCGCCCTGGGGCGCGAATTTATGGCGCTGACAGCCCGCCACAAGATTTACGTGCTCTACTTCTGCCTCTCCTTCATGTCAATTTTTGCATGGGACGAGGCGCACATCTGGCCGAACGTACTCAACGTGCTGAACTTCGCCAACGCCGTCCGGCTGGCGAACAAAACGGTCAAAGAAACGAGTGCCCGAGATTAGGATGCAGCCATAACCACGCACTCACAGCCAACGCCACCCGGGAGGGCCGCCGAGGCAACAAGGAGGGGCCTGTCCCCTTGACTGGCCGAGCCGGGCGCCCTCCTTGATTTTTACGAATACTTAAAAAAACAAGACATGAAAACGACACCGACACCCACACCGGAAGAAATAATCCACATTATGAAAACAGCCTGCGAGGCCCTGGAACAATTCAACGAAAAATATCGCAAGATTGACTTTTACGGCGAAACAGAGTACGATCTGGAACTTTGGAGTAGCAACCTCCGCTTCCACGCCAGCAGTCTCAACAACCGGATAATCAATAAATAATTATACCACAATGGAAGAAAAAACTTTGAAGGAGTTGTGGACCGAACTCGACCCGGAGGCACAAGCCCGGCTGCTCGGCCTTATCAGCAAGAACCTTTTCACGACGACCACGACAGCAATGGCATACGTCCGCGGCTATCGGGCCGTCCCGGCAAGGAAGCGCCCGAAACTGGCCGAAATCATCACGAAGAACCACGCGGTAAAACTCAAATTCGCGTAGCCATGTATTGCGACAAAGACAACCAGAACCGCTACGCCATAATGGACCTCGACAAAGAGCAGTTCGAAACGATCCGCCGGGCGCTGACAGCCTACCGCGTCGGAATGGTTCAGAAAGGGATGCCCGCAGGATATGCAGCACGGCACTCTGAAACCCACGAACAATACAAACGAGCAGGCGAGATCGTGCGGCATATCGAAAAAACCCTATAAACACAATCGGGGGGGGGGAGTCCGAGGGGGACCACTCCACAACACGGAAATAATGATACCACAAGAAGCAATAGACCAATTAAATGACCTCGACATCGTTCGCGTGCTCCAAGACGACGGCCTCGAACTGAAACGGGCCGGTTCCGTATATGAATGTTGTTGCCCGTTTCACGGAGAAAAAACGCCCTCCTTCAAAGTATCGAGTGCCAAGGGCATCGCACATTGTTTCGGGTGCGGCAAAACCTGGGGACCGATCAACTTCATAATGGAGCGGCGGACGCTGACCTTCGTGGAAGCCTGCCAGCATTTAGGCAATATGTACGGCATCAAATGGGACGAGAAGGAACCCACCCCCGAGGAACTGGCTGCACGCTTCGAACGCGAACAATTATTCCGGGCCAATGATTTCGCGGCCGAATTTTTCCGGGACCAATACAAACTATCCGAGGCCGCCCAGAAATACGCGCAGGAGCGCTGGAGCGACGCGATCATCGAAGAATGGGGGATCGGCTACGCCCCGCACAAAAACGCCCTCCTCCGTCATGCAAAGGATAAAAAGGCGAATATCGACGACCTTATCAAAGCCGGACTTATCAAAGTGAGCGGCGAGGACGGACATTACTACGACGCCTTCATCGGCCGCCTTATGTTCCCGATCCGGAACCGGACCGGGAACCTCGTCGGCTTTTCCGGCCGCATCATCAACCCGAAGAAAAACGCCGAAGGGAGGGAGCCGGCCAAATACATAAACACCTCGGAAACCCCGATTTTCAAAAAAGGCGAAACCTTATTCGGCTATTTCGAGGCCCAGCGCATCGCGGCCCGCCGCGACCTGCTTAACATCGTCGAAGGCCAGCCCGACGTAATCCGGCTGGCGAGCATCGACCAGCAGAACACCGTAGCCCCAATGGGTACGGCGCTGACATCGAAACAAATCGACCTCGTGAAAAAGATTGTTTCGAAAGTCGTGCTGATCGGCGACAACGATCCGGCCGGGCAAACGGCCATAGTAGACCACGGAGAGCGGCTGGTGGCGGCCGGACTGAATGTCCGCGTCATGACATTATCCGACGGTAAATCCAAAGACGCCGACGAATATTTCAAATACAAAGGGAACACCTATGACGAAGCCCTGGCCCAGAACACGGCCGACTTCGTGGATTTCATGTACCAAAGCAAAATGCCGGGCGTCATATCCCAGAACGACCGGCTCGACGTGATAAACTACATCTGCGGGCTGCTCATATCCTACGATGAAACGCTGGCCCGCATGTACCTCGACAAATTCGGGAAGGAGGACAAACAGGGTAAAATCTGGAACGAAACCTACTACAAACTGAAAAACAAACGCCAACTCGACAGCATCCGCGAAAAGAAACAGGAGCAAGCCGACCTGGTGGAGAAATACGGGTTCTACGTGCAAAATAATTGCTACTACGGAACGGTCGCAAAGGTCGGGAGCGCGTTGCAATGGACAAATTTCGTAATCCGGCCTATTGTGCTGATATGGGACGGCCCGGCCTCCTACCGCATGTTCGAGATCGAGAACGCCAACCATGAAAAGTGCCTTATCACGTTGCCCCAAGATCAAGTAACGACACTCGACAATTTCCAGAAGAACATAGAAGGCAAGGGCAACTACATCATCGAGGCGGTCGTTGCGAAACAGCAGTACACTCAACTGAAAAAGTACATCTACGAGCAGACGCCAACGGCCCGGGAAATCCAACAGCTCGGCTGGCAGAAGCAGGGCGAATTTTTCGCGTGGGGCAACGGCGCCTTCGACGGCGAAACCTTCATCCCGGCCAATGACTACGGGTTGATCCAGGTCGGCGACAAACTCTACTACCTCCCGGCCGCATCCAAGGAGAACCGCGAGGACACGACCACCTACAACCTGCACCGGAAATTCGTCTACGTGCAGCAGAACACCGTAACGCTCGAAGAATATGCCCGGCAATGTATCGACGTGTTCGGCGACAACGCCAAGGTCGCGCTCTGCTTCTACTTCACCACCCTATTCTCGGACATCGTGCGCAGCACTATCGAGAACATGCCAATTCTCGACATGTTCGGCCCTCCGTCCACCGGCAAGACCCAAATGGCCCGCGCAATCGTGGCCCCGTTCCAGATCAACGCCGAGTCGATCAACCTACGAAACGCGACACAGGCATCGCTGGGCGAGGCAATCGCCGAGGTTTCGAACGCCGTGGTGCATATCGACGAGTTCAAGGAGGACATCGACCCGAAAAAAATCGAGTTCTTGAAGGGTATCTGGGACAATAGCGGCCGTAGCAAAATGAGCATGGACGGCAAGAAGAAGCGCACCATGACGGCGATAAGTTGCGGCTTGGTGCTGACGGGCCAGGAAATGACGACATCCGACAACGCCCTCATGTCCCGAATCGTCATGCTGACCTTCTACCAGTCCAAGCACACCGAAGAGGAGGAACAACGCTACAAGCAATTCAAAATCATGTGCAACCGCGGCCTTTCGCACCTAACGCACGAAATCCTCCGCGAACGCCGCAAAGTCAAAATCGGGTATCGGGATGCTTACGACCTCACAAATGCCGAACTCCGCGCACGGACGCACGGCGTGATCGACCGAATACTCCAGAACTGGAGCAGCCTGCTCGCCACGCTTCGAATCCTCGAAACGTCCCTGCCGCTTCCGTTCACGTATGCCGAAACCCTCGAAATCGCCGCGCGGCTCTGCCAGATACAGAACGAGAAGGCCGAACAAACGAACGAACTCGCGGGATTTTGGGCGGCCATAGACTCGCTCGCAAGCCTCGGAAAAATCCAGATGAAGGCCGAGTACAAGATCGTACCAGGACCGGAGTGGTGTTTTGCCAAGAAAAATGAACGGAAGGAACTGCCGGACGGCCGCGAATATCTGCTCCTCTATTTCGGCCCCGCCGCGGACCTCTATACAATGCACAGCAAAACCCTCGGTGTGCGCTACCTGCCAAAATCATCCCTACAAGAGTATTTGAAAAAATCCGACGAGTTCATGGGTACGAAATCCGGCGTCCGGTTCCTCCCGCACCTGGGGGTCGGCGGAGGCATTAACGAGAACGAGGGAGCGCAAAGCAAGGTTACGTCGGCCATGGTGTTCGACTACACCCTGCTGAAGGAGAAATACGAAATAAGCCTATCCATGTCTGCTTATGGAACCGGGGACGACTCGGAACCGGCGCCGGAATCGGACGCGGAGGACAAACCTTTTTAATCACAAATATATCAATCCTATGTACAAGGAAAACGTAAAAAGCAAAAACCAGAAACGGGAGTGCTGGGAAAGAATCGAGGCCGTAATCAAAATGGCCCAAATGACAACGAACGGCTTCGCCCGTCATATCGGGTTGGCCCGGGGCGAAAACCTCTACCAGATCAAGCGCGGGAACAACGGCGTCTCGTTCGACGTGGCGGACCGGATCGTTGCCAAGTTCCCCGAGGTAAGCAAACTTTGGCTGCTGACCGGCGACGGCCAAATGATTAACGGGGATGCACCGGCTGGACCGTGGTCGAACATCGAGACACCAAACAGCAAAGCGTTTTTAGAGTTTGCGGCGGCGCTGTTGCTCCCGGAATTGGTCAATAAATCCGAATGCCGCGACCCCTACACTTTGGCCGTGGATCATGCCGAGAAACTCATGGCGGCGCTTGCAAAGAAAGGAGGGCAACAATGAAATTCAAACTCGTTGCACCTCGAACACCTCGGGACACAGATAAACTCAAAAAATGCACCACAGAACTCGAACGTCTGAAGATCATATTCACCAGCGGAAAACCCCGCGCCAATCATTGCATAGACATTCAAACGATGAAGGATTTTTATGCTCCAGAGATCGGGCGTTATCGAATATATCCGGAGGGCCGAAAAGGAGGTTACCGGTTCAAAACGGCAAAAGAGGCATTCGACGCCGCCTGCGAAATGTATAAATACCTCATTCAGAAAATCAAAGAATTGGAGGAACAACAATGAAAAGCATAAGTTTTATCGAAGAATTGCAGCGCGAGGTCGTCGCTCGGCAAAAGACGGAAACGCGCCGATTGACGGACCCACAGCCGGATGATTATTTGCGGAACGCTCGGGGCGATTTCGTACTACCAGACGGAAGCCGCGTAGACCTTCTGGCACGCCGTCGCATCGTGCGACCAAGGTACGAGGTCGGCGAAATTATCTACATCAAGGAGCCGTACATTCTGCACCCTCTGGGGCACGACAGAGTATTCTATAAATACGACCAGAAGGACATCCAAGAACTGCAAGAACTCGAATATGGGGACTACCTCGACAAACCCGGGTTTTGGCGGAATAAACAGTCCATGCCGGCACGGCTGGCCCGTTACTTCCTCCGGATAACGGCCAAGCACGGCGAACGGCTCCAAGACATCACCGAAGAAGCTGCAAAGCGAGAAGGTGTACGACCTTTTACCTCCATTGAAGGGCATTACGTCCACTATTGCCCGGAACTACATTTCACCAAAGAAGAACTCGTAGACGGCTATCCACATTGCAGCGATGCCCGCACAAGTTTTCGAACTCTTATGGAAATGCTCGAAGGTCCCGGAATTTGGGAAAAGAACCCCTTTGTGTGGGTGTATTGCTTCGAGTTTTTACCCGAACTGACAACATCCGAACGTCGGTTCTATAATTTGACAAAACGATGAGCGGCAACAAAAGCAAAAAGATTGCCTTCAATTATTTCGGCGGCAAGTTCACCTGGCTCGAACACCTCTACGAAAATTTTCCAGAGGGGTTCACGCACCTGGTGGACCTGTTCGCCGGATCAATGTCCGTAGCGATCAACTACCCCGGCAACGTGATCCGAACCGCGAACGAAATAAACGGAGAAATTACCAACTTTTTCGAGGTACTACGCGATCACGAAGAAGAACTCGTCCGGGCGCTACGGCTCACACCCCACGCGGAAGAAGAATTTGATCGTTGTCTGGGGAAAAAGCCCGACATAGCACCGGTAGAACGTGCCCGCCGATTTTATGTCCGCGCCCGGCAGTCATTTTTCGGAATGGGTATTCAGCAGCAGAAAAGAGGCTGGCATCTATCGAAGTCGGTCATGAATGCCCGCGGTGGGGCGCATCTATCGACATGGATCAATGGTGTGGAAAAGCTATACATCGTCGCCGCAGAAATTCGTAAAAATTTTCAGATTACGAACCGAGATTTTTTAGACTGCATCGACTCACTCGATTTCCCCGGTGCTTTTTTTTACTGCGATCCCCCATACCCGCAAGAGTGCCGCAACTCGGAGAACGATTACTGCTTTGAATTCACCGACGACCAGCATCGGCAACTTGCCGACCGGCTCCACCGGATCGAAGGGAAAGCAATGGTCAGCGGCTACGATTGTCCGCTTCTGAATGAATTATACGGCGACTGGCGCATCGTGCGATTTCCGTTAAAGCGTAACAACATCCGCTCGGGAATCAAGAACGGCTCCGGAACTATCATGCAGGAGTGCATCTGGTGCAACTACGAACCGCCGGTCAGAACTCAAAAATTATTTTAACATGGAACCACGAATTATCCGAGTATTTCCGTCCAAAACAAGCGCGACGCCCAACGACGATCTCGTCCGAATCCACACGACCCCCTCTCTATTCGACGAGGCCGACGAGGTACACATTTCGGTAACCTTCACATGGGACATCCCCTGGGCGGAATGGGCTGCGAAACAATGGTCCGCAGTCGCGCCGGTAAAGGTCGGCGGCCCAGCATACAATGAACCCGGCGGAGATTTCGTACCGGGTATGTACATGAAGCCCGGCTATGTCATTACCTCTCGGGGTTGTCCGAATCGCTGCTGGTTCTGCACCGTGCCGAAACGGGAGGGCTACCAACTTCGGGAACTCCCCGTAACGGACGGCTGGATCGTAGCCGACGACAACCTGCTCGCCTGCTCACCCGGCCACATCGACGAGGTATTCACAATGCTGGCCCGGCAACCGCATCGCCCGCGTTTCACGGGCGGACTGGAATCGGCACTTATGACGCCCGACATGGCCGGTCGGCTTCACGCTCTGAAACCGAAAACCCTATATTTCGCCTACGACAGACCGAGCGAACTCGAACCGCTCGTCCAAGCGGGAAAAATGCTTTTTAACGCCGGCTTTTCCAAAGCAACCCATGCCCTTCGTTGCTACGTGTTGATCGGCCACAAAGGAGATACCGAGGAGAAAGCCATTAAACGGCTGGGCGAAGCCTGGAAGGCTGGATTTCTACCTTTCGCCATGTTGTACCGAGACCAAGAAGGCAAACGCGACAACAACTGGAAACGCTTTCAACGCGAATGGGCGAATCATACTATTATACCCTGCAACTGTAAAAAATATTTCGGCGAATGAAATCGCTTACTCTATCCGACCTACGCGCCCGGCAGGCGTGGCCGCTCAACCAAAAGATCGACCACACCTGCTACGCCGTGGAGGCGTTCGTGGCCTACTGCAAAGAGCACGGCCGCACGCCCTACGTGTCCTTCTCCGGCGGGTTGAACTCGACCGTGTTACTCGAAATCGTCCGGCGGTTTGTCGATCCAAACATGCCGGGCGTGTTCTGCTCAACCGGTAACGAGTACCCGGAAATCGTGCGGTTCGTGCGGCACACCGAGAACGTAACGATTATTCGGCCGACCATGACCCCGCGGGAGGTCATAGCCCGGTATGGTTTTCCGCTCGTCAGTAAAGAGCAAGCGCAGGGCATCTACGAGGTACGTCATTGTAAAGGAGAAAAGACACTCCATCGACGACTGGAGGGCGGAAAAAACCGTTCAGCAACAATCTCCCAAAAATGGCGCTACCTTATCACAGAACCTTACGAAGTATCGCATAAGTGTTGCGAACATCTGAAGAAGGGGCCGATGCGCAAATTTTGCAGAAACAGCAGCGCGGTTGTTATGGTGGGAACTATGGCCGGAGAAAGCGATCTACGAACCGGGCAATATCTGACCCGCGGCGCGTGCAACACCTTTTCGGATGATCCCCGAAAGGTTCACAGCGCCCCGTTGTCGATCTGGACGGACACGGATTGCTGGGACTACATCCGCCGTTTTGACGTGCTCTATTGCCCGATCTACGACGTGCCGGGTATCACCCGAACCGGCTGCGTATTCTGCGGGTTCGGCGCCCACCTCGGGGGGGGGTGTCGCTTTCGCGTACTCTACAACCTGCATCCGAAACTCTATCAAATGGCTATGAACTACACCAACAACGGCTATACGCTCCGTTACGCCCTCCGGCGGATGGGCGTGTTGCTACCAGACGAACAACCCGAACTTTTCTAAAAATGGCAATCCGAATTTTATACATAGATCTATTTTGCGGCGCTGGGGGAACCTCGACGGGCGTGGAACGTGCTCGCCTCCGTGGCCGGAAGTGCGCGAAGGTAATCGCGTGTGTAAATCACGACGCGAACGCTATCGCATCGCACGCTGCAAACCACCCGCACGCCCTTCATTTCACCGAGGACATCCGGACCCTGCCCCTCGGTCCGCTGAAAGCCCGCATCGAACGGGAGCGCCGGCGCTATCCGAAAGCGAAGGTCGTGCTCTGGGCCTCGCTCGAATGTACGAACCACTCGCGGGCAAAGGGCGGCACGAGCCGCGACGCTGACAGCCGGACCCTGGCCGAGCATCTATACCGCTACATCGAAATTCTGCAACCCGACTACATCCACATCGAAAACGTCGTCGAGTTCATGGAGTGGGGACCGCTGATCGTTAAGGAGGTCAGCGACCCGAAAACCGGGGTCGAATATTGCCCGCTCAATATCAAGCGCGACAAAAAGCGGCAGGTATTATCCATCGGCCCGGTATGGATTCCCGAACCGGACAAAAAGGGCATCTATTACCGCCGCTGGGTACAGCAAGTTCGAGAATACGGCTACAACTTCGAACACCGCGTGCTCAACTCGGCCGACTTCGGAGCCTACACCTCCCGGGTGCGGTATTTCGGGCAATTTGCACGACCCGAGCTGCCGATAGCCTGGCCGCAGCAGACGCACGCAAAAAATCCGGTCGCCGACCTTTTCTCCGAAGGGCTGAAGCCGTGGCGAGCCGTGCGCGAGGTATTGAATTTTGAGGACCGCGGGGAGTCGATCTTTACCCGGAGCAAGTCGCTCGTGGACGCAACCCTCGACCGCATCCACGCGGGACTGGTGAAATTCGTAGCCGGCGGCGAGGACGCCTTCCTCGTGAAGTGGAACTCCCGGAACCAGAACACCGGAAAATACATCGCCCCAAGTTTGGATGCCCCGTGTCCGACCGTGGCGACACAAAACCGCCTCGGTGTGGCCCGGGTGGATTTCCTTTCAAAGCAGTTCAGCGGCCAGCCGCAAGGCAAGAACATCCCCGTTACCGGACCGGCCGGAACCATTACGACGGTCGATCATCACGCCTTCGTTTCGGCCTATTATGGCAACGGTTTTAACTCCTCTATCGAGCGACCTGCGCCGACGCTGACGACGAAAGACCGCTTCCAGTTGGTACAACCGTTTATCGCAAACTATTATTCCGGGGGCGGACAACTCTCCAGCGTGGATGAACCGAGCGGAACGATAATGACAACCCCCAAACAACGCCTCGTAAACGCCCACTATCTGATGAACCCACAATACCGGTCCGCCGGCGGTTCCGTGGATGCCCCGTGTTTTACTCTGATTGCCCGAATGGACAAACGCCCACCGTACCTGGTATCGGTCGAGCAGGGCATCCCGGCCTGGCGCATCAGCCCCGACGACAGTCCGGCAATGGTACGGGTCAAGGAGTTCTGCATCCTCTACGGAATTGTGGACGTAACAATGCGAATGCTCCGGATTCCCGAAATGAAGCGCATCCAAGGCTTCGGCGACGACTACGTGCTGGTCGGGACCTCGGAGGAGCAAAAGAAATACCTCGGGAACGCGGTAGTAACCCAGGTAGCGACCGCATGGAGCGAAGCCGTGGCCGCAGCACTCGAAAAAACAGAAACCAGCCGCAAGGCAGCATAACACCCGAAAAGTATGCAAGAGGACAGAACCCCCAAAATTGAAGCGATGAAGCTGCGGCGGCGTATGGCCCAGCAGGCCAAGATACCGCACCGGCTCCCGAAGCGGCCGACCGAGGTCGAACAGCGCATGGCGAACACGGCCGTCGATATGCTCGTGCTTATTCAACTGCTGCCGTACATCATGTGCGACATCCAGGAAGAACTGGAGAGAGCCGGACAATTCCGACACACAATCAAGCGGCGGTTCTTGCAAGCCGAGGGGATTATTTTCTCCGTGGCCGAACCGGCCTACCGGATATTCGCGCGGTACAACCCCGAAACGGCCAAGGGCTTCCTCGACCGGGTGGATCAACTCTACCACCGCATAAAAGACGGCCACAAATTGCACGGTATCGCGGATGCAGTCTCACTTCTCGACGCTGCATGTCGGCTGATCGAACGCTACAACCACCAACTCGAACGGACCTATTATTTCGAACATGCGGACCCGCTCTACAAAATTCCGCGGATGCTCGACTGCATCCCCGGCGAACGGCGCGAAATCACCGAACAGATAGCGGAAACCCTACAAACCAACAAACAACAATGAAACCTTTTGTCGCCTTAATTTTTCACCTATGGGCCGCAATGGAAAGGAGCCAAGAAATTTTGCGGAAATCCCAACCCTACAAGCAAATCGCCGATACACCCGAAAACATTACTCCAAACATCAAGGACATATTGGCCAATCTATCAAAATTAACGGGCGCCATAAGGGCAGCAGCTATCACCATACAAGATTTAAAAGATGCCATGCGAATACTCCGAGGACAACCGTGTTATTATCCGCCACTCCGGCCCCGCCTCCGGCCGAAGCCGCGTAGGTCCCGGGCCAGGCATCGGCCGACCAGGTTACAGCGCCGCCGAGGACGCCAAGCGAAGCGCAAAACGCGAAAATAGGTAGAAATATAACGCGCGAATTTAGCTTTTTAGAGAAAATCGACCTACAACGACCTACACCGCTATAAATCAACAAGATGAAACAAATGCACAAACCTACAACCGACCTACAACGACCTACACACAAACCTACATTTTGATACTACAACCTACAAACCTACAAAATACATTATTACAAAATATTGATTATTAGGCTTGTAGGTCGTGTAGGTCATGTAGGTCAGAAAAACATATCACTATGGTAGAAATTGAAGAAATTACCCCGGAAGAACTCGAAGTCTACACGACGAAACTCGTGCCGAGGTTATTACGCTTTGCTCCCTATCATTGGACCCGCATCGACTCTATCGCCAAAGGTGTCGGCCGGTTCATAGATATTTGCCAATGCCTCGCCGATCACGGTTTTTTCAATGATCCCGACGGCTGGCTTATCCTCGAAATTTACAAGGATTCCCTCGTGCGTCTCGACCCTATGTACGTGAGAACACGAACCGCAAATCCTTTACGACTATGCAAATAAAATTCAGACCCGACGACCAACTCGCTTACGACTATCTGCGTTACCTTTTCGACGCACGCCCCGGAGAGCCAATCCGCATTACACTCGCCAACGACTTCGGCCGCATGGCCGTAGGACTCTACAAAGTCAGCGACAAACCCGACGACCGCCCGGACGACCCGCTGACCGCTACGCTCGTACTCCCACGCCACCAGACAACCTACGCCGCAATGACCCGGTATATCTACTTCACTAACGTAGACACCAAACGGCTCAACATGATTTTGGACGCGCTGTTCAACATCGACCTGGACACCTACTACCTGCAAGGCATCCAGGCCGGAATGCCGAAGCGAGACATCATCGAAGCGTTCGTCGTATCGCGGCGCCTCGTATCCGCCGACTACGCCGACACGCTGAATAAACGGACCTATCGTACATCGCTATCCGCAATCCGCCGAAAGGCTGATATTATCCTTCGAAAAGCCCGCTACCATTTCAGCCAGATAGAACCACCAACGCCGCCGAAAAAGTAGTCGCCGCGCCCCTTATTAAAATATTTTAATTTGCATCACGATTTTGTCAATTTAACTGTCAAAAAAATGCCACAGAAATTTATCGCCCGGATCGGAGTCAAAGCATGGAACGACACGTCCGGATTTTTCCAGGAACTACCGCTTTCCAAAACAAGCCCGCGGACAATCGACATTACATCCAAAGAGGACGACAACGGTCTCTATTGGAACACGAAGGTATCGGCGAAACTCCTAAACGACGTACCCCTTCTGCATGATCCGTGCATTATAAAGGTGCGCCTCCGCGACTCGTTTTACATCATCGGCACGGAGGATATGCCGGCCCGGCCTTTGATAAAGGAGGGCGATCTGCTCGAATTTACCGTCGAATACAAAACAAAATCCCACCCAAAAGCCACTAAAAAGGTCCTTTCTATCGCGCCCGACTGCGAGTAAGTTTGCGAAAAAGATCGCAAATGTTTCGCATCCCGACAACTGAAAACACCCTTCATCTCCTATCTGACGTGCGCCGGGGGCAATGGTTCGTACATGACTACGAATCGTTGCTTCCGGTGGCGTTATCGTTTTTGCGCGGCGAGAAAATCACCGAAGCTGCTATCCGCCCGGTGTTCGAGTTCTCCACCTCCGAGGCACAATTCTCCGCCGCAATAGGCAACGAAGCCAAAGCCAAGCAGGTCGCCGTTATTCCGATCATCGGGACTATCACCAAATACGACTCGTGTTTTACCACCGGCGCTATCACCTATGCCAGGGCGATTTTGACCGCAGCGAACCACCCGGAGGTTGGGGCAATCGTTCTCGACATTGACTCCGGCGGCGGCGCGGGTAATGCTATTGCCGTGCTCAAAGAAGCGATCCACCATGTGCAAGCCCTCGGCAAACCGATTCTCGCGCATGTCGATTGCTGCGCCTCCCTGGCATATTGGGCCGCCTCGCAATGCGACGCGATTTTCTGCGACAATCTCCTTTCGGCCGTCGGTTCTATCGGCGGACTCTACCAGATTGTAGACGAGACGGGAAAAATGGAGAAGGAGGGCTACACGGTTATCACAGTTTACGCGGACGAAAGTGCCGATAAAAACCTCGACTACCGCATGGCCCTCGAAGGGGACAACACTCTGCTGAAAAAAAATCTTTCCTACAACGTCGCACAATTCCACCAAGACGTGAAAGCCGGCCGACCCGACATCAAGGAGGACGCCGCCGGCGTATTCACCGGCGCCATGTTCCACCCGGCCGAGGCGCAAGCCTTCGGTCTCATCAACGGCGTAATGACGCTCCCGGAGTGCATCGAAAACGCCGCGATCCGTGCACAGTACAACCACTAATTTTTCAAGGATATGGATTTTAAAAAATTTCTCTCCAATACCCAAATGGGTAAACTGGTTGCCAACTTTATGAAAAAGGAGTTGTCAACCGACGACCAGGGGAAAGTCGTACTTTCCGCGGAGGAGGAGCAGCAGTTGACGCAACGCTTCGGGGCGAAGTTCGTCGAGAAATTGAAGGGTAAAACCTTCTCCTCGGCCGACGATAGCACTACCGAACTGTTCGAAGCCGCTCTCGATCATGCTCGCCAAGAAGTCGAAACGCATTTCACCAGCCGGATCGAACAACTCCAGAACGACCTGGCAATGTTGGCCGAATCCGCCGAGACCGCACCGGCTATCGAGCAGCCCGCCAACGCTGCACAACGGTTCATCAAGGGCGCCGGCACGTTCAAGGCCAACATGGGCCTGGTCCACAACCAGGCCGCCGCTACGTTCCTGCAGTCCGGAGTCATGGCCACCACCCCGACGATCGAGGTGGACGACGTTAAGGCGGAACTCGGCCCGTACTTGTCGCAAGGCAACAACCTCGACGTGTTGCAGGAACTCTACCAGGGTTTCACGACTTCCAAGCATCTGAACTGGAAGCGGGCCGTAACCGAGTACAAGGCCGTCGAATCCGAGGCCACGGATCACGTCATCCAGCAGTTCAAGAAAGAATGGACACCGCGCGGCGGGGCGAAGTTCGTCCCACTCAAAATCACGAACTACCGCCACAAGGTAGACTTCGCCATCAACCCTGCCGAAGTCGGCGAAAGCTGGTTGTTCCATTTGTACGACGAGTCGCTGACTCCCGACCAGATGCCGATCACCCGCTACATCATCGACAAAGTCCTGCTCCCGAAGATCGGCGAGGACATGGAGTTCATCACGGGCAAGGCCAAGTTCGTCGAAGGGTCCGAGAAAACGGAGGAGACGATGAACGGCATCGAAACGCAGCTCGTCGAAGCCAAGAAAACCCTCGACAAACACATCCATTTCTACGCGGACGCCAAGAACCTGCTCGAAGCTACCGACGCCGAGGTACTGGCCGTGATCGACGACTTCGTGGCATCCATTGCCCCGCTCTACAAGTCGAAGCAGATGCCCGTATTCATGTCGGCCGACGTGTACCTCAAATACAAGCGGGCTTACAAGGCGAAGTGGGGCGAGAAATCGGGGACCGAGAAGGTCAATTTCGGCGAGGACCGCGTAGACTTCTCGAACTGCTACCTCCAGACGCTCGACTGTCTCCACGGCTCGCCCATCGTGTTCTCCACGCCCCCACAGAACTTCGTCGGCCTGCGCCACAAGAACCCGCCGCAGTTCATTACCGACATCCAGAAGCACGACCGCGAAGTCCGTATCTACATCGAGTTCTGGTACGGCATCGGCTTCCTGCTCGGCGAGGCCGTGTTCGCTATCGTGCCGGACGGCTACGATCCCAGCAAGGCGATCACCTCGACCCGCGAAGGCACGCCCGGCAAGTGGATCGTGAGCGCGGCCGACAAACAGACCGCGGGTAACGAAAATCACGAATCACTCTAAACCACAAAGTCATGGCTTACGTAACGAAATCAATAGGACGACCGGCCGGTGGTGCTGGCAATCCTACCCCCAAGAATCCGAACGTCCTCCTTTTCGACATGGAGGACGTAGAAACCTATCCGACCCGAACGGTCGGTGTTACTACCGCCTCGGCCGGCTTCAAGCTGAAAGAGGGAAAGAAAATGTTCGGTCTCTATCTGACCCCCGGAAGCATCGAACTCATCCAGGAGCCGGAAGGCGATGCCGATGCCCGCGGGTACAAAAAAGGCGTCAAAGGCGAGCATCCCGGCAATTCCGTGCAGAGCGAGGATTTTGTCGAATATTATTCGAACAAGAACCTCGGCGCCTTCGTGCGGGATTGCAACGACAACTCCGCCCGGCTTATCGGCGACCCCTGCAACCCGCTTTCGATGAAGGTCGAATCGACCGAATCCAAGGACGGGACGAAAAAGACTATCACCCTCCAGCAGGATGTCCGCGACGAGTTCCGAATCCTTCGCTACACCGGCGAACTGCCGCCAGTAGTCGATACGGTTCCCGATCCGGCTCCCGAATCTTTGTAAAGCTACGGAAATGAACAAAGCAAAAACCACACAGAACGAGGCCCCCCAAGCAGCAGGCAACACGCCTGCTGCCGGGGCCTCCTCCACCGGTGGCAATGTCCCCGCCGCTGACGCAAAGAAAGCAACCCCGACCGCCGAGGTTCCCGAAACCGAGGACGCCGCCGAAGCACAGGCCGCCGCAGAGGTAGCCACCGCCAAAACAGAAATCGTCCCCGTCCTTACCATGTGTAAAGACGTGGTGATCGTCGTTTGCGGAACGCCCGAAGCCCTTCCCCTGCTCACGAAAGCCTGGGAACAGAAAGCCGCCCCGGCCGTTATCCTCCCCCGCGAGGTAGGTTCCGCGCCCTTCGCGGAACTCATCACCGGACTGCTGGCCGAGGAGGAAATCCCGGACACCTTCGTCCTCGTGCCGGCCAACTGCTTCCCCACGCATCGCGTGAACCTCGCCGACCTTATAGCTTACCGCATCCGCCGCAAGCTGACATCCCCCGTGTCATGGGTGGAAACCAGCGACACCCGGCTCCCGGTACTCCTCGAAGCGACCGCCGTACTCAAAACCCTGGAACTTCTCGACAACGACGACACCTTCACCGCGGAGGAGTTTTTCGAGAAATACAATGGCATCGCCCACGCCGGAGAACTGCCCGAGGCGGTCGGCATGTCGTTCGGCAACACCGTAGCGTTCGCGGATATGCAGACCCCCTGCATGGCGAAAGTCGCCGAAGCACTCCTCCGGAAGAAATTTATCTGCACGACGGCGGAAGGGTTTACACCGATCAAAGAACGACTCGCGTTGCTCTATGGCGGAAAATAACTCGACTGCTGCCGTTCGCGCATGGTTGAGAGCAGGAGCCGAGGTTCAATCGGGCCTCCTGCTCTTTTCACAATTCAGCAGCAACACCCGACTCCCGGTGCTCGTGAAAATGAACCCGGCGAAATATCGGCCCCTGCTGATCGAAAAGTTGTGCGCCTTGGCCGGCATCGAGAAAGAGCAAGAACAAAACGCCACACCCCGCCGCCGCTTCCGCGACGACTTCCCGTTCCTCCGCGATCTGGATTGTCCCCCAGAGTTGAAAATTCTGGCGGCCGATAAAATCACGGCCCACGAGCGTTACATCCAGGCCCATGACCACTTATTCGACTGCACAACCCTCGACGAGTGCTACCAGACCGCGCGGGCTGCTATTGAGAATTTCCAGGAGAACCGCAACATCTTCGCCGAACTCGACTACTACCGCGAACACCATGCAATTCTGGGGAAACACCGGATTTTCGACCACCTCCGGCAATTACGGAAATTACGCGGGCTGAACATCGTAGCCCTACTGGCCGAACAGCGCCGCCTGCGACTGGCGATCTGGCGGATCAACGACGAAATAAGAAAGGGCACAAAACCCCACCTGCTCACCCAGCGGGAACAGCGTCGCCAGCAGAAGGAAGAACTTTTGAAAGAGGTAGACAACCTAATTGAAACCTATGCCCGATAAATTGTTCGACATCCTCGCCATGACGGACTTCGCCGAACCGGCCAAAGAGGAGACGCCCCGAAAAACACACCGCCGAAAGACTCAATGCTACGAACTTTCGACAAAATACCTATACCGCCGGGCCTTCTCTGAAACCTCGCTGCTGGATGCTTGCGAAAAGTTCGAGTTCCAGGAGGGCCACGCCTACCACTTCATCACCGGTGGCGACGTGGACTCCCTTTCGTATCTGAAGGCAATACTGCGGCAACAACCCCTTTCCTACTGTTTGTTCTCCACCTGGTGCATGGCCGCCGAGGACATATTACAGTTCGAGGAGTGGTTGCAAGCCGGCCGCATCGGACACCTCGACGGCTATGTAGGTGAAATATTCCCGAACTCCTACCGGGTTGAATACCAACTTCTAAAAGACGTGTTCGCCAGAAATTGCGGGGGGGGGAGAATCGCCGTGTTCAAGAATCATTCGAAAATATATGCCGGCATCGGGCCGAAATTCGCCTTCGCAGTCGAAACATCCGCCAACATCAACACCAACCCACGAACCGAAAACGGCTGCATCACTATCGACCACGGCATCTACGAGTTTTACCGGGAGTTTTTCGACGGGATAAAATCTTTTGAGTAATGGCAAATTTAAGTTACAAACAAAACATCATAGGGGACGACCTGACAACGGAATCGGTACAAGAACTGCAACGCTACGGCGCCCTGGAATGGAATCCCCGCGACATTGCTATTTCTATGGGTTTCGACATCGACCAATTCACGGCCGAATATAAAGACCCGGACAGCATTGTTTCCCTGGCAATCACCCGCGGCCGCCTGCAAGCGCAGGCCGTGATAAGTACGAAGGTTCTCGACAACGCCAAACTCGGGGACCTCCCGTCAATCCTTCACCTGGAAAAAATACGCCGGGAAAAATCGTTTCAAACCTCAAAACTCGACATATTCGGAGGCTTCGACGATCAAAAGTCATTCGATAGGGTGTCCGAATACGTCGCGGCCGGCCGAACGGCAGAACTCTCCAACAACGAAAAATTATTTATCGACCTGCTCTCGATCATCAACTCCCTGGACCGCCAGTTCGGGAAGCGGTCAACTATAAAACTGCTGACACAGCAGTTCGGCTATTCCTACGACCGGGCCGTGGACTACTACGACCAGGCCGACCAACTGTTCTACTCCAACCGGAACACGACCAAGGAGGCCATGCGGAATAAGTACGCCGAAATGCTCGACAACATCGCCCACGCAGCTCTCCTAACCGCGCAGACCCCCAAGGACTACGAGGCAGTCAGCGAGATAATAGCCAAGGCCGCGAAAATCCGCAAACTCGACGAACCGGAAATACAGAAACTTCCCGCCGCCATGTACCTCCGACAAATTCGTATGTTCTCACTAACTCCCGAGGTGCTGGGCCTTCCGCCCGTGAACCGCCAAGAGGTGAACGACCAAATTCAACAACTACACATCCCCGAAGTCGAAAAACGGCGCCTCCGCCAAGAGGCTCTGATCGAGGACGTGGATATTATCGAAATGTTCGAGAATGGGAAATCGTGCGAAAATTAAATCGGAGAAAAAACCGTATGCCGACCTCCAGTTCATGAACTGGTTCTCGCAGTTTTGCGCGATGATTATGCCGCGCAAACTCCGCATCGTAGCCGGCCGCGGTTCGGCTAAAACGACCGAAATACAGGTGGAGCGGTTGATCGAAATGGTGTACGACATGCCGGGCGCCCCCGTGGCATGGGTGGCCGACACCTTCGCAAACCTTACCGCCAACGTACTCCCAATGGTATTCGAAGCCCTGGAACGGAAAGGGTTCCGCGAGGGCATCCACTATGTCGTAGAAAAGCAACCCCCGACATTCACCGAAAAAGAGTGCGCCGACCTGCAACAATGGCTGAAGCCTCATTTCTGGAAGCCCTACAACAAAATCATTTCCTACAAACGAACGATCATATTTTTCACAGGTCTGAACATCACGTTCGGATCACTCGACCGCCCGGCATCCCTGGCCGGTCGCTCCTACGTGCATATCCTGGGCGACGAGGTGAAATATTTCCCCGAAACGAAAATTGGCAACCTGCTCAAAGCCCGCCGTGGCTACCGTATTCAGTTCGGCCACTCCCCGCTATACCTGGGGGAAACCTTCACAACGGACATGCCGAACACCAGCAATAAGGGCGAATATGACTGGATATTCAAAGGTGCGAAGAACATGGACGCGCCCTCTCTCCTTCTCGTATTGAAAACGGCACTCATTGCCAACGATGCCCTGCAAGAATACCTCGCGGCAAAGGAAAAGTTTCACCGCACACAATCCGACACGGACCGCCAGGAATATCTGAATAAATACAAAACCGCGAACCGCTGGCGGCAACGCTGGCAGGACCTTCGCAGGCACGAGAAAGCCCAAAATATGTTCATGCTCGTTTCCTCCTACGTGAACATCGACATCCTCTCCCCCGAATGGTTCGCTGATGCTTTGGCTTCACAACTCGCAGACGTGGAAGCTGCGATATTGTCGATGCCGCCCCGTATCGACCGGGGCCAGCAGTTCTATTGTAACCTCGGGGAACGGCACTTTTACTACGACGGCAACAATACCGCCGTGGAAAATGCGCTCGGCTTCCACGATGCCGAGGACTGCCGGCTCCTCCGACACCTCGACCCGAACCGTTCGATAGATATGGCGATGGACTTCGGCAATATGCTCTCGATGATCGTCTGCCAGGACGACGGCCGCATATTCCGATGCCTCAAAGAATTTTATAGCCTCCCGCCCGAATGGGTACGGGAGATCGCCGACAAATTCCTCGACTACTTCCGACCGCACAAACAGAAGGTGATAAAGTTCTACTACGACCGCAGTGGGAACAACTACGGCCGCAGCAAACAGTCAATGGCCCTACAAATGAAAGAGGCAATCGAGAAGGACGGCACGGGAGCAAAAACCGGCTGGCGCGTGCAGCTTATGTCCCTGGGCCAAGGCAATATTCCAATGGCCGACGAATATATTTTCATGCGAGAACTGATGAGCGGGCACAACCCCCTCCTCCCCGAATTGCAAATCGACGCCATACATTGCCGGCATCTGAAAGCCGCCCTCGAACTTGCCAGGACTACCGTGGACGCCATGAAGCGAGTCGGCAAGGATAAGAGCGCAGAGAAATCGTCCGACCCCAAACGCCTCGTAGAATCTACGAACTTCACCGATGCTTTCAAATACGCGCTTATGCGTAAGACCTGGGCTGATATAGTCAAACGGGGCATCACAAGCGGCCTGCCAGGCGGAGCCGTCGGCGACGTGTCCGTGCGCTGATAGCAGCATCGACCACAACAGAGGAGGACGGCCCGAGCCGTCCTCTTTTCTTGTGTACCCCTCCCCCGGGACCCCCACCCCGGAGCGGCAGCCTCCCTCATATATCACCTTTTCGGACGCTTGCAATCGCAAACGACAAAGAGGGCGGGGCGGGCTTCGATTTGAGATAAAGAAACGCTTTTTTTCGTTTCAGATTTCAAAACATTGATTTTCAGTCAATAAAAGTAAATATAGCACCAAAAACCGGGAGAAATCGGGATTTTCAAGTGCAAAAACGGACTTTTTGCCGTCCCCAAGGCACAAAAAAGGGGAGAAATTAACGCCATTCCTCCCCAAAAGCGGATTAAATTCGTCGGTTTTGGCCCACGACTCAACCCTATGTACGGGAACAAAAGTACGAAAAAATATCGCTGGTCCAAGGTTTCAGTCGCTTTTTTTGTCCTTTATTCCACCCGGGGCCGCGGCTATTTTTGCATCATGGATTTATTCGAGGCAATACGACAAATGCGAGAACTCTCCAAACGGAATATATCGTTCGGCTTCTCCTTCATGTCCTACAACGAAACGGCGCAGAAAAGCGAAGGCATCGTCGAGGTCAGACACGCCCGGCTCCGCGCCCGAACGCAGGAAGCCCACCACCGAAACGCGGAGATCATCGAGGAATATGTCAACACCGACACGGGGGAGGCCCGCCGATTTTATCAACCTTTGCTTTTGAGTTTCAACGGCCAAAAAGTCGAAGCATGACAACGAAAATACACCGAATTTCAAACACAGCCTTCGCCCTGCAAATAGGGCAGACGGCCTACTCTCTCTCCACAAGCGTCCGGACAACTGGCGATACGACAATTTTCAACATCGCACGGAATCCGAACTGGGAATACGCATACCAGAACGTCATGGGCAAACGTATCGTCCCCTATGGCCCTGGAAACGACATGCCCGTCATGGTCCGCGATCTGGTCCAGGACAACAACCTCGCACCGGGTATTCTCCAACGCCAGAAGGGGCTACTCTACGGCCAGGGGGCCTTTCTCTACCGCTACGTGTTTCAAGACGGCAAAATCGCCCGGGAGTATGACGACGACCCGGAGATTTCCGCATGGCTCGCATCCTGGCAGGCGAAGAAATTCATCGAGAAAGCCCTCGTAGACCACTTGCACATGCAGGGCTTTTTTGCCCTGCACTTTATGGAACGCGCCCAGCGACTCGGCGCCCGCGCTGTCGATCACCTCGGCAGGAAAGCCCGCATCGCCAAACTGCAATTCGTGAAATCAACGAACGCCCGCCTCGAATGGACCGACACACGCTGTCTGGAGGACGTGAAGCACATCTTCGTCGGAGATTTCGAAAACGGCTGCCTCACATCGGGTATTCAGACCTTCCCCGTGTACGACCCCCTCGATCCGGGTAAGTACCCCGTGTCCGCATCCTACAACTATTCCTACTCCTTCGGCCGCAATTTCTATTCGACACCGGCATTTCTCGGCGCGATCCGCTGGATATTGCGAGGCTCCGATATTCCGATGATCTTCAAATATGTTACCGACAACGGTCTGAACCTCGCCTATCACATCCATTCCCCGGCCGGGTACTGGGAGAAGAAAAAACAAAAATTAGAGGAACTTTACCCCCAAGATCAACCCGCAGAAATCGAAACGCGCCTCGAAAAGGTCAAAGCCGAAATATTGGACACCATAACCGAGGTATTGTCCGGAAAAAAGAACGCCGGAAAATTTTTCGAAAGCATAGACTTCTACGACGCCGATCACAATTTATGCTCCTGGAAGATTGAAGCCGTGGACCAAAAAATAAAAGATTTCGTCGAGTCGCAGTTGAAAATCGGCGATGCAGCGAACTCGGCGATCACCTCCGGGATGCAACTCCACCCCTCGCTTACGAACATCATGGTAAACGGAAAACTCGCCTCCGGCTCCGAAATGCTCTACGCACACCAGATTTACAAGCTATCCGACGTTGCGATCCCCGAAATGGTAATTCTGGACCCGATCAACCAGGCTATAAAGTTCAATTTCCCGGACACCGACCTGCAACTCGGATTCTATCACCAGAACCTCATGGCCGAGGAGCAAGTCGCCCCAGAGGACCGAACCCGAAACAATTAGAATATGATTTTCAACAAGAACAACGAAGGGGCCGCCGAACTGCAACGCCTCGTCGGGACCTATTTCCGAAGCAACGACTTCTCGGCTATCGAGTCCGAGATCAAGTCCGCCGCCGGCGTCGTTCGGCGACTGATCGGCCCGGAGGTATTCGACCGCGCCGAAAAATATTACAACTCCACCGACTTCGGTACACAAAATGACACCCTCGACCAACGACTACTGAAAGCCATACAAGCCCCCGTAGCGCAGTTGGCAATGGTGCGATTCTACCAGCAGAACACTCTATCACACGAGGACGGGGGCCGCAAAGTGAAAATCAACGAGGGCAGCGAGAAAATGCCCTGGCAATGGCAATACGACCGGGACGACGACGCCCTGCTCGACAAATACTATCGCGCCCTCGACGACCTTTACATTTTTCTGGAAGAAAATACTGTCTCCGAGTGGCAAAAATCCCCTTTGCGGACGAAACTCGCGGCGTGCTTCGTAAAGGACCTCGACACCTTCCAGGAGGTTTTCCCCCTCGAAGATTCCCACCGCATGTTCTACATCCTCGTCCCCTTCATGCTGGAGGTACAGGACCGCATCATCCGGCCCATAGTCGGAGACGAGGAGTTCGAGAAAATGAAAACGGACCCCATACCCGAGGAGTTGGCCGAACAACTGGCGGCCGCAAAGCGTTGCGTCCCGCTTTATGCCGTAATAACCGCCGTAAAGCGCATGTCAATCAAAGTGCTGCCGACAATGATCGTCCGCCGCTTCTCGGCCTCATTCCAAGGCAGCCGCGGCGGGAATATGGACGACGCAGCAACCCGGGCGCTGCTGCAATCCGTAGAGTCCGAGGCTATCGACGCAAAAAAAGAACTCCAAAAAGCCGTAACGAAACGCCGCCAACCGATACGTGAAGCGGACCTTGTGCCGCAAAACTCCCGCGATAAAAAATATTTCATGACTTGACCATGAACCGGATCGAAATTCCCGAGGCGAACTTCTCGGCGGACATCCCGTCGTCATATTCCGAAATGACCAGCCCCCAGGTGTACTACGTGATGCAGCAGCTATACGCCCTCCAATGCGCAAAAATATCGCAGGCCGAGTTCCGTGTCCGGGTACTCTACTACCTCGCAGGGATAAAACGCACAGCCCGCAGCATCGCATGGGAACGACTACACCCGGCCGAAGCACACCGACGCGCGGAGAAGGTCGTGCTCCTGGCCGAAGAACTCCTCGGATTCCTTTTCACCACCGACGGAGACGGGCTGAAGCCCGTATTCGACACGATAACAAACCACCTGCCGCTACTGGACATCGGACCGGTCCGCCTCGTCGGCCCCGACACCGGGTTGTTGGATTTATCTTTCGGGGAACTGATCGCCACGGACGCCGATCTGGCATTCTACACATCGACCAAGGACGAATGCCACATAGACAACATGATCGCCCGCCTATACCGCCAACCAGGACCGATGCAGCCGTGCGGCCGTAAAGTCGAACCGTTCAAAATGGAAGAAACGGAACGCCGGGCACGCCTTATCCGTTTCCTGCCGGGCTGGAAAAAACAACTTTTTCTATTCTGGTATGCTGCCTGTATCGACAATATCCAACACGGCACATTCTATATAAGCGGCCGCGAGGTGTCCTTCGAACCCCTATTCAGTAAAAACGAAGATGGCGGGAACTCCCTGGGCTGGCTGGGCGTACAATTTGACCTCGCAGAAAAGCACATCTTCGGAGATATGGCCGGAACCGCAGAGGCCAACATCATAGACGTTTTAGCCCTTTTGTTGAATTATAAATACACCACAGACCATGTTAGGAAAATTAAAGCGGATAATTGAGTATTGTCAAACGATTAACGTCGGACTTCCCGTCCCGGCGCCGCATATCGTAGCAGACGAAAACCAAGGGACCACCGTACTCAATAGTCCGTCCATCGAAGGCCCCCAAATCATTATTTCCATGCCTCTGGCAAAACTATCCGGGAACTGCGACGGAATGGCCGGCCCCCATACCTTCATCATCTACACGCTGGAAAAGGCAAAGGAAATGACCGCGACGCAATGCAACGTCGTAGGACAATATCTTGCGACGGTCTGTATGCTGAACAAAGTGCTCAAAAAATTCTCGGCGGACATAGGAGGCCAAGGATTGCCCGGCACGTGTCCCCTCCTGGCCGACATGGAACTGATCGAGACCGAGGTGCTTCCGGCCGCCGGCGTGTTCGGTGGCTGGAACGGATATTCGGCGGCGATCACGCTGAAATAAAAAGCCCCCGGCCGTTTTTGCAGTGCTCTGACCTACTACACAAACGCACGCTCACAGCGCAAACCGGGGGCAAACCTCCTGCTTATCGTTGTGAGCGTGTAAAATTGTAGTAAGTCAGAGTACCGCAAAAGTAATGAAAATCTTCGAAATCCTATCTTTTAATCGGGAAATCCTCGACCGCCTCGGCATCCACCCGGACGACCACAAACATTTGGACCTATACAATGACTACCGCGCCATGAAGGCCCGGGCCGAAAAGGTTACGTACATCGTTGCGATCCTCGCCGAACGATATGCCGTGAGCGAACGGAAGGTCTACAATCTTATCGCCCGCCTCGGAAAAGACTGCACGGAACGTGCAGCGACACCCCCCCCCAAATAGTTGTGATACACCGTCAAAACGGTGATTTTTGCGGACCAAAATTTTCTATTAATGCCTGCAAAAATCTACAACTCCGCCCCCCTTCCCTTCATGGGGCAAAAGCGCCGCTTCGTGAACCAGTTCCGCGAAGCGTTGCGTGAATTTTCATCGGCCACGACCTTCGTCGATCTGTTTGGTGGCTCCGGCTTACTCTCCCACATCACGGCACACGAGCGACCGGATGCCCGCGTTATCTACAACGACTTCGACGACTACCACCTCCGCATCGAGAACGTCGAACGGACGAACGCGATCCTCGCCGAAATCCGCGAAATCCTCGCCGGCATCCCCCGCGTGGCGAAGGTCCCGGCAGATGCAAAGGCCCAGATCGTCGCCCTGCTCGAAGAACACGAGCAGACCGGATTTGTGGACTACATCACTATATCCTCGTCCCTTCTGTTTTCCGCGAACTACGCCGACAACCTCGAAATACTCCGGAAAAGCACTCTCTACAACAACATAAAACAAACCTCCTATTCCTGCAACAATTACCTCGACGGGCTGGAAATTGTAAAACACGACTACCGGGAACTATTCGGCCGCTATAAAAATGTTCCGGGCGTCGTGTTCTTTGTCGATCCCCCTTATCTTTCGACCGACACCGGCGTATATAAATGCTACTGGCGACTTCGGGATTATCTCGACGTGCTCCGAGTGATCGACGGGCAATCTTACATATATTTCACGTCCGACAAGTCTCAAATCGTGGAGTTACTCGATTGGATGCAATCGAACGCCGTCCACGGAAACCCATTCGAAGGAGCCACACGCAGGGAATTTTCGGTAAATACATTCGCTGTTAAATATACCGACATAATGCTCTACCGGGCATAATTACATGAACACCGCAGGGGCCGGCGGGAATAATTCTCGCCGGCCCCTCAATTTTTCAGGGAATTTATTTGCATAATTATAACTAATTAGTTATATTTGTGGCATGAAATATGAACGAAATGGCAGATAGAAAAGTAAGAACGGTTTACTACTCGGAGGAGTTCAAGCGGTTTTTCGACGACCTCGACACCAGAGTCCGCGAAAAATACTTATGGACGATCCAGATAACCGAGACCGTGCAGGTGCTCCCGACCAAGTACGTGAAGAAACTGGAAGGGACCGAGTTTTACGAAATGCGCGTGTCAGTAGGATATAACGAGTACCGAACCGTGCTTTTCGCCATTGACAGCGATAATTTCGTAAAGGCAACCGAAATCTATCTGCTGAACAGCTTTTTGAAAAAGTCCACCAAGGATTACAAAAAACAAATAGAGATTGCCAAAAAGATAATGAAGGAGGTAGAATTATGAGAGTAGACCCCGAAAAACTGAAAAAGAACTTCCGCCCGGCCGAGGAGTTAATGACCGAGTATGTTGGCCCGGCCGGAAGCCCCGAGCGCGAGGAAATGGAGACAAAGGCGAAAGCCTGGTTCTACGGCGAAATTCTCCGCGAACGCCGCAGGGAGTTGAAAATGTCGCAAGCTGCGCTGGCCGAGAAGGTCGGAGCAAAACAAAGCTACATCGCCCGTCTCGAAAAAGGAGAAGTAGACGTGCAGTTCTCGTCCCTGCTGAAGATCGCCGGAGCACTCGGATTAAACGTACAACTTCAATAGCCCCCGACTATGTTCTGGCTTACAATAGGCATCACCCTCTTTCTGCTGGCCTGCCTGGTCGGCGCCCGTAAAAAAAAGACCACTTAACCCGGCCGAGTGAATCGGCCGAGGGGGTCCCTCGCACCTTCTCCGGCCGCAATTTACGCCGCTTTTTTGTCCTTTAATAGCCGCCTTCGGGCGGCTATTTTTGTTGCAAAACGAATGACATGGCATCACTCGTCGAGCAACGATTTGTAGAAGAAATCCTCACCAACGAAGGCGCCCGCCTTCTCACGAACCAGGAAGCCGCGTTTGCCGCACGGCTGCATTTCCATTCCAAAAATATCATAGCCCGACGCGAAGCCGAGGTTTCGGCCGGCGCCGCGTACTCCGGAAAACTGGTCCTCACCCACACCGCCTACGAACGCTTCCTCGACCTCAAAGCGATGAAATACGGCTCGAAGATCGTCCGACGGAACCGGAAAATTCACAACCGGTTCATCTGGGGGCATTTCAATTCCATAGCCTACCGTCTCGCCAACGATTTCACGGAAAATGTTGCCGCTCGCATTCGCTCTGAACTCGAAAACAAGTAGCAGCCAATGGGAAAGAACCTCAAAGAAGAAGACCTCCGTTTGAACATCATCGTAAACGGCGATCCCGCTCGCAAAGAAATCGGGCAACTCACCCGTAGCACCAAGGACCTCCGAAGTGAGAACGGCCGCCTGCTGGCCGAGCAAAAAAAACTCCGAGCAGAAGGCGGCGAGAACAAAGCCCGTATCGCCGAGATAACCGCCACGATCAAAAAGAACTCCGAAACGATCAAGGCTAACGAGGCCCGGACCAAGCAACTCCGGTCCGAAATGAAGGTTACATCCATGACCACGGCGGAGTTAAGCCAGCGACACGCCGAACTCCGGAACGCCATGCGTAACGTCGTCCCCGGGACGCCGCAATGGAAACTCCTGCGAAACGAACTGCAAGCCGTAACGGGCCGCATGGCACAACTCCGAACCGAAACGGCCGTTACCGAAGGTGTCATGTGCCGTATGGCTACCAACGTGAACAAGTACATCGGAACCGTTACGGCAACATTCGCCGCGCTCGCCATGTACGGCTCGGGCCTTCACAAAACGATACAGACCTATTCGGGACTCGACGAGGCTATGTCGAACGCCCGAAAGACTACCAACATGACCCGTCTGGAGGTAGAAGAATTGAACGCCATACTTGCCAAGATCGACACCCGGACCGCGCAAAACGAACTCCTCGCCCTGGCCCGCATCGGCGGAAAACTCGGCATCGCCAAGAATGACATCGAAGGATTTACCCGCGCTGCTGACATCATAAAAATATCACTCGGCAAAGACCTCGGCGATAACGTCGAAACCACAATCGGCCAGATCGGAAAACTGGTAAACGTGTTCAAGATAAAAGACGAGTTCGGCATCGAGGAGGGGATGATGAAAACAGCCGCCGCGGTAAACGAACTCGGCAAGGCTTCGACGGCCAACGAAGCGAACATCGTGGAGTTCATGCGCCGCGTGGGTGGCGTCGGAAGTTCTGCGAAAATATCCCTCGCCAACATCGCCGGCCTGGGCGCAACGCTCGACGACCTCGGGCAGACAATGGAGGTAGCCGGAACATCCATGTCCCAGGTTATAACCGGAATGTACCGCCGCACGGACGCCTTCGCGGCCGCAGCGAAGATGAGCGTCAAAGATTTCAAGAAGCTGATGGCCGAAGATATGAACGAGGCCCTTATCCGGATGCTCGACGGCATGGGATCGAACGGCGCGGCGATGGGCAAGATCGTCGCAGCTCTCGACTCCCTCAAACTCGACGGGACACGGGCAACCGGCGTTCTGACAGCCCTGGCCCAAAATACCGGCAAACTCCGCGAACAGCAGGAGATCGCAAACCGTGCATATACCGAGGGGACATCGTGTTTGAAGGAGTTCAATATCATGAACAACTCGGCTGAAGCAATCGCCGAAAAACGTAAAAAACAGATCACGGCCGAGGCGGCCGCCCTCGGAAAATCACTACTACCGGCCTACTACGAATCCCTCTCGGCACAAGCGGCGCTTATCAAAACCACCCGCATCCTAATCGAGTGGCTGATAAGGAACAAAGGGGCAATCATTGTGCTGGTTGCTGCATACGCCTCCTATGTCGCAGCCGCGAAGATTAAGGAAAAGTGGGATAGCATACAGATCGCCCGAAAAAAATTGCTGGTAATATGGAGCAAAGCACACCAGATTGCGCTCATGCGTGAAACCCTGGCGATGAAGGAGGGAACTGCGTCAACGAAGCTAATGGCCGCCGCGCAACTTCTCCTCGCCGGGAACCTGCGGGCCGCAGGTCTGGCCTTCAAGGCGTTCTTTGTGTCTATGGGACCCGTCGGCTGGGCCACACTCGCCATATCGGGATTGGTGAGCGTCATTACGCTATTTTCCAACCGGACCAACACAGCAGCCAAATTTCAAAAATTGTTATCGGGCCACATGCGAGATGCTGCGACGGAAGCCGCGACCGAGCGCACAGAACTCGACCGGCTGAAAGGGAAGCTGGAAGGCTGCAAAGTAGGCACGAAAGAGTACAACGACACGAAACAGGAGATCATCGACAAATTCGGCAAATACGACAGCACGCTGAAAAACGAAACCCTGACCGTGCAAACCCTTCGGGATAAGTACAACTCTTTGACGGCCGCTATTATGCAGAGCGCCAAAACAAGGCAGTACAACAAATTCGTCGAAGCACAGCAGACCGCCTTCGATGAACAGTTCAGCGAAATATCGGATAAACTCTGGGAAAAACTCAACGACCAATATTACACCGAGAAGGCGTCAAAATATTACAGCCAGATCATGAACGCTTTCTTTGGCGGTCAGTCTCTCGATGCCTGGCTCACGACCGGCTCCGCAAAAGCCCAGAGATTAGTCCGGAAGTTACAAGAACTCCGCGACGCGCAAAATGCCGCCGACAAAGAGGCCCGCAACCGCTTCGGGATAACGACTACAACCCCGCCAGGTACAAATTCCACGACAGCCGAGGGCGGCGACCCACTGAAAACCGACGACCCCGACAGCGACTTCGGCGACGGAAACAACAAGAAAAAGTGGAGCCTCGACAACGACGCCTCCTTCCTGGCAGCGAAAAAGAAACTCCGCCAGACATTCGCCGACGGGGAGATCGCCACAGAACGCGATTACCAAGGGAAACTACTGGCCCTCGAAATCGCGGCCCTAAAAGCCCGCCTCGCGGCAAACAAAGAATCCGGCGCCGACAGATCGAAACTCGAAATACAGCTCGCCGACAAACTCCTCGAACTGAAAAAGAACGAATCGGAGATTTCGGAAGCGGATTTTGAAGCCCAAAAACAAAAACTCCGCAAGCAATTCGCCGACGGGGAAATCGCCACAGAGCAGGAGTACCAGAACAAACTGCTGGCCCTCGAAATCGCATCCCTCAAAGCCCGCCTCGCTTCGAATAAAGACACCGGGGAAGCCCGTGCGAAACTCGAAGCCCAACTCTCCGACAAACTGATCGAGCAGAAGAAACGCGAGCAACAGCAGGCCGACGCGGCCGAGGACCTTCGCATCCAGAACATGACGGATGCCACGGACCGGGAGAATGCCGACTACGAGCGGAAGAAGAAACAGCACGCCGGGAACGCTGCGGCCCTGGAACAACTCGAAGCACAGCACAACCGGAACCTCGTTAAAATCCAACTCCAACGGGCCACAGGAGCACTTAAACAGGAGGAGGACGAATACAAGCAGAGCCGCCGGGTCATGCAGGAACGCCACAAGATCGAACTCCAAACCGCCACTCTCACCAAAACGGAACGCGCCCGCCTCAAACGGCAACAATATAACGAATTGAAAGCCCTCGACGAGGAATACTTACGCAGTACCCTCGCGCAACTCCAATCGTTGAACGCCACCGGCACAATGTCATTCCGGGACCTCAAAGGCGTGCTCCAAACAATCGACATCGACTCCTCCCTGCTTTCCGAGGAGGAAAAGAACGACCTTATCCGCCGGATCAAAGAGGTGAACGGCGCCATAGATGCCGCCGCAGAGCAAGTGGACGAACTCGGCTATTCCTTCACCCAGAACCAAAGCGGCGGCAGCTTGTTCGGGTTCTCACAGGACGACTGGTCGCTGTTTTTTGAGAATATCGGAAACGGGAAATTCGGAGCCGAAGAATTGACAATGGCCCTGCTCGCAGCAGCCGAGGCCGCCAATATGGCAATGGACCTATATTCGGGCTACGACAAAATGATGACGGCGAAAGAAAACGCCGAACTGAAAAAGTACAAGAAGAATAACGACGCCAAGAAAAAAACGCTACAATCCCGACTCGACGCCGGGCTGATAACCCAGGAGCAGTACAACCAGCAGGTAGACCAAATGGACGCCGAGTACGAACGGAAACAAGAGGAGGCCCAGATCAAGCAAGCCAAGCGGCAGAAAACCCAGAGCATCATCCAGGCGACGATCAACACCGCAGCCGGTGTTGTGAAAACCCTCTCCGAATGGGGCATCCCCTGGGGACTTATCCCCGCCGGCATCATGGCCGCAATGGGTGCAGCACAAATCGCCATGATCGCCGCAACACCTATCGCCGGCGCCGAGGAGGGCAGCTTCCTCGTTGAACGAGCACAGGACGGCCGGAAATTCAACGCCCGGATCAACCCCGATGCCCGCGGATATATCGACCGTCCCACGGTTCTCGTCGGTGAAAACGGAATGGAATACGTCATTCCCAACGAAGCCATGCAGAACCCCACGGCCGCGCCGATCATCAACACCATAGAAGCGGTACGCCAAAAAGGCCGCCTCCGGGATTTCGATTTCACACAAGTAATGCCCGCCATGATCCAGGCCCCCGGCTATGCCGCAGGAGGTCCGGCAAACGGATCAATGCCTTCAATCTCCCTCCCAACGGCCCCCGTAACGGACACCCCCGAAAACAAGGCCATGATACAAATCCTAACCCGTCTCGCTGGCATCCTCGAAAAACCGCTCAAATCCGATGTTTCGCTCATGGGGCGCGGTGGGTTTCTGGAAAAAATGGCAGAATACGAAAGAATGAAAGAGCGCGGTAAATTAGGATAAATATGCTTATCAAATCGTTACGCACAGAAAATATTCTCGAATACAAACCGGACCAAGAAGTAACTTTCACACTCGACAACCCCATGTTCGAGGACGACCGGCTTCCCGTGGCCGTATCGACCGGCATAGAATTTTCACTGACTCCGACCAACAAAACGGAGTTCGGGTTCGTCGAAGCTATGATGCTCCCGCCGCTCGTGCAGAAGGTCCCCGCAGTTATTATTCTTGCCGGAATAGAAATATTTACCGGGGAATTGCAATTCGATGAATTTTCAGACTCCGCCCTAAAATATACGTTCGTAGGAAAGGGCATGGACGAAATGCTCGCAGGGAATATCTACGAATTACCCTCGAACACATACGACGGTATAAAACTCTCGACATTCGTTCAAAATGCCCGAAACGGAAACTACCAGGATTTCGGTCTCCCGATGATTATACGTCAGCCGAACAGCGCCAAGGTCGAATACACAACGGCGGCGGGGGCGGCCGAATGTTCACTCATTGATAAATATGCAAATTTCCTATACTCGGATATACCCTATATTGTGCCGGCTATAAAAGTGCCGTTCCTTTTCCAAAAGATTCTCCCGGGAATATATTTCCCCGGCAGTATTGACTGGTACATCGACCGGCTCGCTATTATTGCGCCCTACAAGCCCGAAAGTTGGAATAATGAATATTACGGTGTTCCGGTGGTATATCAAGACGGCTTCGACCCGGTTACAGGACGGTACAGCGTTGCCAAAATATCGAATTTCCGACCGACCGAGGGCTTGCCGGATATGACAAATAGCGATTTTGTGAGCAACATCCTAAAAATGTTCTGCGCGACATTGTTCTCCAATGGAACCGGTTACATTATTCAAAGCAACAAGGACATCATCAACGATAAGACGTTCATAAATTGGAGCGATAAGGTGGCGGAAATTTATTCGATAGTCGCCGGAGAAGAAAGCGGGTACTCGCTGGAATATGCCAACGAAAACAACAACTACACCCCCTCCAAGGTGGACGACCTCGGGCAGGCGGAGATAGACCCCAGCATCGCAACCTGCTACTCATACGAGGAAATGTTTCGGAAATTCCAAACCTCCGCGAATTATATCAACGTCCAAATCGCCAAAACCCGAAATATTTATTCCGGGAAACAAGTTAAAGCCCGCCTATATTACCACTATGAAGGTCGCAGGGGGATCGCCTACAACAACTTCGAGACCCCCATTGCTACAATGGATATTGTTTACCAGGCCGGGCTGGAGAAGAAAATTATAAATCGCCAATCCGAGGACTCAAAGACCTACGAAAATAGCATTGCGTTCAACTGCGCAAAATGCGTCCCGGCGAACGTCGCAACCCCAATTCTGGAAAGTTCGACAGACTCACAGGTTACGCTGCGCGGCATGTCCCCCATTATTGACTTCCCGACCGTCGGCGCGGAACGTCCGACTACCGTCTATATCGGGATGCTCCGGTATCATAATTTTTTCGACCAGGGTAACTATTTCGCCAAGCCGACGCCCTACGTGGACATTGGAACGGAAATGTCAGACAACACCTACTCCATTGCTATTGGAGGAGAACAGGGATTGTACGAACAGTTCCACAAAGATTTCGCAGAATGGTTCATGAAGAAGAAGGACACGATCAAGGCCGACGTGTTCCTCTCGCCGACGGATGTCGCAAACCTCCGACTTTGGCGTAAAATTATGATTTATAACCGTCTGTTCCTTATCAAAACAATGGAACTTACAATTTCCGATAAAACAGATATTGTCTTTGCGAATGTTGAATTTGTAGAGGCGTAATTTGTCCTTTCAACCGGCGCCCAGGCGCCCTATATTTGACGAAAAAAGAACATGGCAATATTGACCACCGGTTTGCCGGCATACGGATTTCTCGACGACCTCCCCGATATAATTTTTTCGGAGATAACGACTTCGACGGCATACGTTACGGTGAAATTCAACGGTTCGGCACTCATTACCAGCGTCAAAATGACCCCAGACGCAAAGAAAACGATCACCATATACGCAAAACAGATGATTCGGAACATGGTAACGCTGACAAAGCCGAACTCATGCGCCCTGGGATTGCCGCAGCTTATTGTTCAAATTGCATTCCCCGGCGGGGGAGCACTCTCGACATCTGGTTATGTAATACCAGGCAACACCAACGACCTCGGGATAATCACCCAGGAATGGTTCGCGGAAAACTTTCTCACCTGGCAACCCCAGGTAATAGAAACAACCCGAACACAGCCGCAATGGCTGGCATTTATCCCGGTCCCGCCTTTCTATCAATACAATATACAATCGACCCTTTACACCAGAGACGGCCGCACATTCACGCAGTCTTTTTTCAAATTCCCAAGCGGCCCCAACTTTCAGCAATTCCGGGCCGACTTCACCTACCTATGGAAAAGCCATTGCGTAGCCCATGACCTCGACCCATACTGCTACGACGTATTCGGCTACGGTTACAGAGCGGGTGTCAGTTTAGACGCAAACCCAGACATAGCCCCGGCCAAGGTTATGGAATTAATTGCCCCGAATAGGCCATACGCCCAACGCTATATACTACGTCCCGAGCGTTACAACGACGTGTGTTTCGGCTTCGAAAATACCCTGGGCGCCTTCGATACCCTCATGCTGGAAGGAAAACAGACATACCAGCCCGAGGGCGACATTTCGACCTTCAAGACCTATACAACGGAAAAGGAACTCATCAACGACTTCACCTCGATATGGGAGGCCAGCACGGGCCGGCTCGAAACAGAACGCTCCGCGAACCAGTTCCAGGACTTTCTGAAAAGCACGAACCGCTACGTTCTCATGCAGGGAATATGGCGCCGGATCATCGTCAGCGACTACAAAGTGAAGCACTCCCGCGGAGAATCGAACAGCTACACGTTCAAATACCACCTCGCCGACAAAAACGAAGGCCGCTATTTTAACCGCGAAAAACTCCCCGAACCCGAATTGCCCACAAATTTTTTCCCGGAATATGACTACAAAAAAATGTAACTGGAAAACAGACCTCCAGCTTGCCGAAACCTTCTACACGCTCGCGGAGAACAACACCCTCGTTGCAACGCCGATCCCCGACGATGCAATAGATTTTCAAATCGTCTACCGTGCCGAGCACGATTGCCGTTACACCGTAAGCCGCACCCGTGGCGTTTACAAAGGTTGCAAGAAAATCGACGACAACACGCTCGCGGTATTCATTCCCCTATCCCGCTACTCTCTGGGCCGCGGTCCCCTGCTGCGTGAACTCTACATGCAGGTCCCGAACAACGACTTCGAAGGCAAAATCCGCAATATCTGCGTGCCGGCCGATACGAAACATTTCCTCTGGGACGGACCGACCGACAACGACGTGGTAGTCGCCACCGAAATCATTACCGCCACAATCCTCAAAGGCAACACCGGAGACAGCGCCTACGAAGATGCCGTACAGCATGGCTACGAGGGGACCGAGGAGCAATATGCCTTGTGGCCGATAACCCAGGGCGACTACGCAAAGGAGCAGGCGGGGATCGCCAAAGGTGCGGCCGCGAAGGCGACGGACGCAGCCGAGAAGGCAAACACAGCCGCCGGCCGTGTTGAAACGGCAATAACGAACGCCACCACCGCAACGGCCGAAGCCGAGAAAACCACCAAGGAGTCAAAAACCCAGACAGAAAAGGCCAAGGAAGCAACGGACCTCGCAAACAAAGCGACGGGAGCAGCCAGCGACGCGACGGCCGAGGCAAAAAAGGCTACATCTGCAACGAACCTCGCGGCGACGAAGGCCAACCAGGCCGCAACCCGCGCCGAGAAAGCCGTGGAGGAACTGCACGACGCCGAGGAGGTAACCCAGGCTGCGATCAAAGCAACGGAAGAGGCACTCGCCGCGACACAGACCATGCAGGAAATGCAACCCCAGATCACGAAGGCCGCATCCCTCGTGCCGGCCCTTCTGCGGGTCGAATATCCCGGGCATATCACAACCCGTAATCCACGAACACACCGCGTAAACGCCCGCCTGCTCCCGGCGTCGGCCCTGCAAAACATCATTTTCCAGATCGAAGCCGGAAACTCGGTATTTGTACGCCCCGACGGTGAAATCATCCGCCGCGGCATCGGCACAACGAGAATCAACGTCTTGCCCACGGCCAACATTCCACTCTACCAAGTACTCGACATCACCGTAGAGCAGCCCCGCATCCGGCAAACCGGGGCCGGAAAAATACGCCGGACAGCGGCAGGGAAAATTCGTCTCACCTAACTAATTTTCAACAATATGGCAGAATTAACACAAGAGGAAATCACGACGTTGAAAGACGTAGCCGCAGCATGGGGAGGAGCACAGCGCATTGACGAACTCCCCGCGCTTTCGGCCTCGTCAGACGTTACACGCATGGAGTTTGAAGGCTCTATCGACGGCGAACCCTGCAAAGTCGGAGCCGGCACAATCGGCTCTTTGTTCTCCGGGATCAAGGCGTGCGGCCGTATCTGGGACCTCACCCTCGGCTCCCCCGTGGCCGTAGGATATTACGGGTCCGCGGACGTGCTGCGCAACATCCAGGACGAGTTTCACATCGGCGGCTACATCTACAAAGACGACGGAAGCCGCCGCAAACTCTCCAAAACGGACCACAGCAAGTACGACGACGGCGCCGACGCGAAACTCGACGGCACGGACGGACAGTACATGTGGGGGCTGGATGCTCACTATTTCACCGAGCGCATCGTCGGAAACCTGCTCTACCGCATCATGAGCGACAAACCGATTCCCGGCTGGGATAGCGTCTACATCCCCGAAATGGGGACCTCCGCGACGGGCTTCGGGGTAATTGATCGCACAACAAACACCCTTTGCTCCGTGGTCAGCACCGACGAACGCTACCGCGGTGGCAACGGGGTTGAAATTTCGACGGAAACGAAGAACTGCATCCCCGGATCGCCCCAGCAAACGATGCTCGGGATGCCCGCAACCGCCAAAACCGTAGCTTCATGGCGCCAACTGGCGCAAAAGCGCGGCAAAGGATGGGACGCCAACTGGTATATTTCGGACCGCGTGAAACATTACGTGTTCGAGATCGCCTTCGGAACGCTCAACATCCAGACCGCCTTCAACTCCCAGCGCGACGCAAACGGTTTCTACCAGGGCGGGTTCGGCGCCGGCGCAACAACCGCAGGCAGCCAGAAATGGAGCGATCTGAACGGCTACTATCCCCTTATCCCCACGGACATCAACGTCCACCTGGCCGACGGCTGCGGCCTCACCGAGTATTCGGTGCGGAACACCGCGGACGAGGTTGTTGCCACATTCCAGGTTCCTCGTATGTTCGGACTCGATTATGTCGGCTTCGGTCATTTATGGAGCCAGACCGCCGGGGAATTTGTGAACGCCGGGGAAACGGAAACTATCGGCTACGTCGCAAAATCCATGTACGAACCCTACAACGAAACGACCCTCGAAAACTGCCTGGAAGTCGGCCGCCTCCCGCGCAAGGAAGGTTACATCAAAAAGTCCACCATGCGCTACATGGCCTTCATGCCGACCGAGGTCGGAGGCTCTACAACAACGTACTACGGCGACTATTTCTACTCCAATGCTGAAACGTCGCAGTCTTACGGTTTGCGTTCCTGCCTTCGGGGCGGTAGTGCTTACCATGGTTCCCATGCTGGCTCTGCTTCCTTGTATGTCTACAATGCCCTCTCGGCGTCCTCGGCGTTCTACTCGGCTGCGCTCTGCTTTTTTGCATCCGACCCGAGTCCGATAGGCGTGGAAACACTTGCCAAGATGCAACAGTCGGCATAATGTCGCACCCCGTTCTTTGAAATATTTCTCCGTCCTCATGACGAGCCGAAGGCGAGTAATGGAACTCGCCTTTGGCGAGTCGAAAATATTTTTGCAAAAAATCAAGGCCCAATCGGGGGGGGGATTTGCGTTTTTTTTCTAAATTTGTGTGTCTTACGACAGGTTGTTCCTCTACATGGTCGAGTGTTTGCGTTCCTGCCTTCGGGGCGGTAGTGCTAACAATGGTTCCAATGCTGGCTCTGCTAACTTGAATGTCAACAATGCCCTCTCGGCGTCCTCGGCGAACTACTCGGCTGCGCAATGACAATAAAAAACCGCTGACACCGTGTTTGCGTCGGCAGTTTTGGAGGGAGACCCGGCCCCTTGGCCAAAGATAAATTTATGTTCAATAGGGTTTTGGTAGGCGGCCCCTGGCCGTTCGACTTCTCCCGAACAACAAAGCAGACACATGAAGTGCGTCTACAACCTATATTCCCAAACTGCCGATCCGGCGACGTGGTTTGCAGCAGAGGAAAAGGCTGCAACGCACAAGAGGAGCCGGCCGGACGTTATTCGTTTCCGCCGAAACAAAAGGCAGAACCTCGAAGAACTCCGCCGCTCCTTTTTATCGCAATCCTTCGAAGTCCACGACTATCGCATAGAAACGATATTCGACAAAAAGGCCCGACTCCTGGCAAAACTCCCCTACATCGACCACATATATCAATGGGGCCTCCTATACCCGGCAGAAAAGGCGCTCGACGTTCCCAATGTCGAAACCTCCTACGCTTGCCGATACGGGAAAGGGATTCACGTCATGGCCCGCGATATTATGCGGATGATCCAGGAGGACCAGGCTGGGGACACCGACTACTACGGCAGCTTCGACATCAAATCATTCTATGCCACGATGCCGCACGCCATTTGCAAAAAAGTAGTCGCCCGCAAGATCGGCGACCGCATCATTCTCGACGAACTGTTCAAATTCATAGATAAGGCCGCCGGGACAGAGATCGGAAAGCCATGTAACGAGAACGAAGCCGCGGGGTTCCCGCTCGGAATAAAATTTTCCCCCGCGGTGGGAAACCTCCTTGTTGCATACATGACCCACGACCTCTACAAATGGTTCGGGATATTGGAGAACCCCACGCTGAAGAACTATTACCTCCAGCGTTACATCGAGCACAAAATATTTTCCGCTCGAACTCCCGCCGATGCCGCCGAATTGGAGAAAGGAATAGCCTATTTATCGGAGCGGTTCGACGAAAATTTCCGCCGCCCGAAAAAGGTGTTCACGTACTCGGACAATATCTATATTTTTCACCGGGACAAAGCCTTTTTACACCTCATAACGGAATGGATCGGGCTTTACCTTTCGACCGAATACCACCTTTCGCTAAACCCCAAGTGGCATATCGCACCGACGTACACCGGAGTCCCGTCGCCGGGCTACATCGTATTCGGGAGCCACATCCGCCCCAAAGGTCCGATCAAACACGACCTTTGCCGGAATATAGCCAAGGGCAAAAAACTCGGACTATCCCAGAAAACAATGCGCAAAGCAAATTCCGGTCTGCTCGGACATTGCAAACACGCAAATTGCAAAAATTTAATACGTAAAATAGGAATGGAGAAAGAAACAATGACCGTCGGGCAGGTTCTTGAAGCTGCCCGAACCCGTTTTGACAACTGCAAGGCGATACCATTAGAGCGCCTGGTTCATGATCCCTTTGCACCGCGCTTCCTCGACAATGCCCAAGCGCGGGAGGAGGACGAACGGAGCAAACGCATACGAATTGTCGGCCACTTCTTCATGCACAGCAAGTATGACAAAAACGAGGACGGAACCCCCAAAACGTGCCTCGTATTCTGCTGGACATCCGAAGCCGCGGCGAACAAAGAGCAGCGATACGTTTCATGGACCGGTTCCGAAATCCTCATAGACCGCATCGAGCGCGACCCCTGGGCCAAAATGCTCACAGAGTATCCCACAGTTATCAAATACGAAAAATCCGTTCGCGGAAAAAAGTATTTAGTATTTGGATAACACCTCAAAAAAATGAAAAACAGAACGACCTACCCCAGCCGCATGGCGCACATCAAATTCGACGCCACCCACATCCTCGTATTTCTCAACGAGGAAAAGGCCAAGCACAAACCCGTCAGCCCCGGAACGGAAGGAGAAACCCCCGAGATCGACGGCTACGCATACGCCCAGCCCGACTGGTACGCCGGCCCGGAAACCGACGGCGCCGTGATGATCGAAGCCCAGGAGTTCACCAAGGACGGGATCGTCCCCGGGCTGATCCACGCACACCCGGAGTACGCCGGCGACGGGGAAAACAAAATTCACTCCCTGGCCCTCAAACTCCAAATCACTACGGACCAAACCGAACGCGAGGCAATCACCCAACAACTCCAAGCCTTCGACGCCCACCGAACATGGGCCTACGAAACGGCCGAAGAACTCCTCGCAAGGACTGTCTGACAACCCCCTTTTGTGTCCTTTCCAGCCGCCCACCGGGCGGCTATTTTTGTGCCATAACTTCAAAATTATGGAACAAGAAATCGCAACCGCAGCCGGAGGATTCTGGCAATATCTTCCGGCAATCATTACCGCAGTCGGCGCACTTATTATGGCATGGTGGAAACGCGACCAAACCCGCCACGATGCTATGGTAAAACTCGAAATGAAGCAGAAAGAAGCCGAACTCGCCAACCAGAGCAAGCGCCGCAACGAGTATGTTTCACAGATTTTCGGCCAGATATGGCAGCTTCTCCACGACCTGCGAGCCGACCGCGTTTATATCGTTCAGCCCCACCCCCTCACGAACAACGAGTTCCTTTCCATATCGCTGGAGGTGAAACGGACCGGCATCGCCGAAATGAAATCCCACATCCAGCGGTTACCAATGTCCGACGTGGCAAATTTCGCGGCAGAACTCTCCTCCCGCGACTTCATATACTACAAGCACATCGCCGAAAACGTCCGCGACAAACGCGCCCGGGCGCTGCTACTTAACAGCGGATCACATTCGGCAATAATCCGTCGCCTGACGACATCCGAAAACGGATGGGTAGGGAACATCTTCTGCGAATTTACAGACACCGCAGAGGTCGCACCCGAATACGCAAAGGGCCTGCTCGAAGCGGCCGCCGAACAAATTCAGTACATCTTACCACCAATCCAATAAGACCATGAGCAGACTCCGCATCCTCCTCGACAACGGCCACGGCCAGGAAACACCCGGCAAGCGGTCCCCCGTATGGGCCGACGGCTCGCAACTTTTCGAGTACGAATTCAACCGCGACATCGTGCGCCGCATCGCCCGGATGCTGGCACACAAAAGCATCACCTTCGACATCATCGTCCACGAGAACACCGACATCCCGCTCTATGTCCGCGCAAACCGCGTGAACCACATTTGCAGCGTGAACGGCGCGAAAAATTGCCTCCTTCTCTCTATCCACGCCAACGCCGGCGGCGGAACCGGCTGGGAGGTGTGGACGAGCATCGGGCAGACTATGGCCGACGACTACGCCGAGATCATTTACAAGCGGGCGAAAATAGCCTTCCCCGAATGGAAAATGCGGTACGACATGACCGACGGCGACCACGACAAGGAGGACGATTTCACAATCCTCAAAAAGACGCAATGCCCCGCGGTCCTCACCGAGAACTTTTTCATGGACACCGAGCGCGATTGCCGTTTCATCATGTCGGAGGCTGGCCGCGACCGCATCGCCCGGATGCACTTCGACGCGATCCTCGACTGCATAGCCTGGTACGAAAAGCAATCCCGATGAAAGCCGCCCGCATTGTAATCCTGCTCCTCCTGCTCGGCCTGGCCTTCCTGCTCGGTTGGAAGGCCGCCGGCCGCCGGGTGCAGATCATCGAAAAGAGTACCATAGACACCGTAACGCTCTACGTGGACCGAAATCCCGAGCCGTCCGACGTGTCCGACCCGGTGAAGGAGGTAGAAGATACCCTCCCGGTCGTGCCGCCCACCAAATCGGAACCCGCGGAACCGCCAGTCGTGAACCAGCCACCACCCGCCGACTCCGCGACCGTCCGCGTTCCGTTAAGCCTCTACCACTTCGAGAAACCCGGCGTCTACTCCATAACCGCCCTCGGCTATCACGTATCGCTCCCGAAGGTGGAAACCTTTTCCATACACACGACAACCGTACAGACGCAAATCGTCCGCGAACTGCCCGCTTGGGAAATAGGCCTCGAAGTCGGGATCAACCCGCGCAACAAATGGATCGGAGCAACGGCCAGCTACAACATCGGCCGGTTTTCCCTGCAAGCATCGGGCGGGTACGATCCCTACCGCCGCGAGGTGCTGGTCGAAGGCCGTGTAAAAGTGGCACTTTTCAGAACTTACCACAAATAAAACACCATGAAAAACTTTTTCGCAAAAATCAAATCGTTCATGCTGGCCGCTATCGCCTGGCTGAACAAATGGCCCAAAGACCTCCAGCAGCACTTTTCGCTCGCGGACAACATCAATGCCGTGGCGTGGATCGCAGGAGCCGTAACCTTCGGCATGTTCGCCCCGATCAAATGGGTGTACCTGTTCAGCGCAGCGGTAACGCTGGCCCTCATCCTTTTCAAAGACTACGTGCTCGATGCCCGGGCCGACTGGCGCGACATCGCCGCCGGGATTATCGGGCTACTGTGGTCCCTACTCAAAATATGGCTGGTGTACTTCGCCTGGCTGCTGCTTCATAAGCTGACAATGTAACCCCGGCATGGCCGACAACAAGAGGGACGACCTTTCCGGCCGTCCCTCGTTTCGTTACAAAATACCTTTGTAGTTCTGCAACCGCGGGTTTGCCGTTCGAACTCCTTGCGGAGTATAGGCGTCAGTAATCAAAAGCGAGGAGTGCCGCGCTTGCTCCTTCACCGAAAGCGTATCAACGACTCGCAGCATTTCAGTAATTCCGGAGTCCTTCAGCGAATAAAATTTGTACTCCTTCGGAAAATTCAACGCCCGCACGATTGTATTGTTCCAGAAATTACGGAAGGCCCGCTCGCTGCATAACTTCGGCCCCGGCCGGAACCCCGTCGAAAAAATGTAATAGTTGCTGGGGGCATTGAAAAATTCCAGATCGACCATAAGTTCGAGAATCGGCGTAGGAATGGTAACAACACCCGATTTTTTGTTCTTTGAAATCGAGGCATCAATGTAGACCGTTTGTTTCGCTACACAAATATCGGAAAGTCGCAACTTCGAAATTTCCCGCGGCCGAATAAGCATGTAGTGCAGAAAATAGCAGGCCAGAAGAAAGGGCCGATTATTTGCGACGAGCCAGTCATGCAGCCGCAGCATATCTGACGGCTCGATCACCGTCCGTTCCTTAACTCGCTGCCCCTTGCTCATACTTTGCAGCCCTTCGGTTGGCTTCTCCTTAATGTATAGGTGTTGCACCAGAAAGGTCGAGAACGACCGAAGAAACGCGAGATTATTGTTCCGGGTCGTGGGCGAGTTGCCGCGACCAACGTAGACATAATCCAGGAAGCGGACGCAGAACGCGCGGTCGAACTGGTAAACATACCGGATCGGCGCCGGCTGCTCCTTATTCCACCGCTCCATAATCCCGGCCGAACTCATATAGCCGTGAATTGTCGATTTACGAAGGACCCCGTCGTTTAACTGCTTGGTGATATAGTTCCGGTAATGCACCAGCACATCCGAAAAAAGTTTGTAGGAATAATCGGCGTCGGCCTCTACCCACGGGTTCCATCCGGCTTCGAGTTTCGCAGAAATCCGGTGGCAAACCTGCGCCGCATACCGCCGCTTCTCGGCCGCAGTCCCGACGGAGTTAATTTTTATTCGCTTGCGCCGCATCCGACCACTTGCCGGGTCGAAAGCGTAGAAAGAAATAAACCAACAAAGGCCGGTGTGTAATTTCGGATAAGTGTACGAAAGGATTTCATTTAACGCGGAATTTCGCGCCGTGGAGACTGACAACATTTTTTTTACATTTTCGCCGTTGCAAAAATGTATATTATTGACAATCAAATATTTTTCCGCCGGAACTTTGTCCCGTTTCTGTCCCGGCTGTTTTATAAAAACACCCGCAACTTATTGAATTTCAATAGATTGCGGGCGCCGTCGTAGTGGATAGGGGATTCGAACCCCTATGTC